AAGATACTTATAGACTTGACCCATTAAGTGAGCCTCAGCTCCTTCAAAGTCCTTCAGCATGTGTACCATCATATCCATGTACTCATAGCCTGGAACTATCTCTTTATAGTGCTTAGGACTAATCACTGAAGAGTCTCTAGGCTTGTCTTCGTTCATTCCTTATTTCCTTTCTCAGTTCCCAATCAGTGAGATTATGTAGCATAGCCATCTCATTGAAAGTTGATTCACTTATTTCACGAGGATAGCCAGCCATGACAGCTACCTCTCCTCCATTGAATGTCCAGTAAGGTTGATCTGTATCTTCCTCTTTCTCACCACCTCCATCTTCATTATACCAGTATTGAGCTGTCTGATTATGGTAGTTGAAAGCTTCTCTCATAGCGACCTCATCAGGCTTATCAAAGAAGTCTTTATCAGGTTCTCTCATAGCAAACCTAACGAATTCAGTAAAGTCATACTCACCACATCTTATTATCAGTGATGCTATATAATATCTAGCCATTCTTAAACATACCTTTCTCTAGTATTTCATTTAGCTCATTAATAAGCCAATGAGGATCAGTACTTCTATCAGTATGTATATTCTTATCGACAATAGAAGTATCTTCATCCTTCTGCTGTTTGTCTTCCATCTTGAAATCCTTTCATTTCTTTTGCTAAGACTATCTGTAAGTCTGTCAAGTCACCTATAAGAGAGACATAGACTTCTACATCTCTCCTGTGTGTTAAGTGATCTAACAGAGTATCGATTGCTTCTTGAACACCTTGATGCTCATAGAATCGTTTCTCTAAGTCTATCATACAGCGACCTTTCCAGCTATTCTTTTGATTCTGTCTCTATGAGAGATATAGTGTTTGTTATGAGGTCTATACTCAATGAGGTCGTTGGTCATTCCATCACTGTTAACCACGAGTAATGAGACCTTCTTCTTTCTTTGATTGTAAGACCAGATTGCACTCTTAGTTTTGTATACGTTTGTTGTTAATATTTTCCTCATGTTAGTCTTCCTTTCTGATAGTAAGTTATTTTTAGTTTTCTTTGGTAATGGTAGTACTGCCTTAAAGTAATCTTCTAGGCTCATTTCACATCTTTCCATTTAATACGAGTCCTTGCTGTCATTGGTTGTAGTCTAGCCATAGTCTTTTCTACAGCATCGTATTCCCTATCCCCAAGAGTTTCTTTAGGGTAGACGTTATGATCCTCTTTGATGTCACATATGAGTACATCACCTATTTCTGTAGGAAATGTAACTTCTTCCGTGAGTCTTATTGCAGAGTTGACATCTTCGTATTCACTCCCTGTCCTGTCGATAACCACTTCTTTGACTCTTGTGTAGGTGACTGTCCATTCTTGTTCAACAATCATTGTACGCTCACGACTACTGTCTACTGACTCTAAGCCATTGGAGTCTGGTCGTGGTGGTAGTATACCCTCCTTTCGAAGAGCTATTAGTATATCGTAAGGCATGTCTTGTATCAGATAGCCTACCCTTTCATGGTCTTCTAAGTCAAGAGCCTTATTGACTTCATGAGAGTAGTAACTGTACATGCTTGGATATCTTTTCTTCATCGTTATTCCTTTCTATTCACTAAAGGGACACCTTAAGTATCCCTTTAGTATATGGTTAGCTATCCCCCTTTAAGGGCGTTTTTTAACTAGTGGCTAAAGGAATCCCAACAAAGACATTCCTATAAACCAAATTATTATGACTAAGAATAGTTGAATCCACCAATCCTTATCCATCTTTCTCCTTTCTATGAGAACGTTAGAGTTATCCATAGTGATGTTCCCCACATTCCGAAGATCACCACCCAGTATCCTATCCATTCTTTCCATTCCTTTAAGTATTTTATTTTCTCTTCTTGTTGTGTCATATCGGCATCACCACCACTGCTAATAGTGTTAATCCTAATGACCATGCCATGCTCTTCTCTAACGTCTTCATCTCGACTCCTATTCTGTTATTGTTAAGTGAGGTCTCGTAGACCGAGCCCTTCTATGAAGAATCCACTCTGAATTCTCCTATAAGGGTGTTATAACATATCTTTAGTCATCAACTCCTTAACTGCTTCTTTCTGTGTCCATGAAGTGTTTCCAAAGTGTTCTTTAAGTATACGTTTGACTTCACTTAGCATTTCCATTTGGTGACTGAAAGAGTATAGGTTGACGTCTACCTCAAGGTCTTTCTTCCAAGCCCATAGGAATTGCTCAAGGTGATAGTTAACGCCTTCGTGTTTTATTGTTATGTTCTTCAAGATCGACTCCATATGTATATTAAGGTTACTATAAAGGTGAGCCATAGTAGACCCATGAGTGTTAATATTAGTTCCATTAGATGTTTACCTTTCAAGTACATTCACAGTACCCTGCACCAACTTTCCCTCGTAAGAGCCTAGAAGTTACTAGGAATGCACTGTGAATGCTTTTAGAGGAGCACTTTAGAGGAACATATATGTGCGTTATATGTCCTTTTCCATAGTTCTTTCTACCTTTTAGCACACGAGCAAAGCGAGCTATGGAATGTTACTTATAGTGCATGTTATCTTCCGAATATACTTTGAATATAAAACATTATAACTGCGAATACAACTATTGCGAATACTATATCTAACATATTTACTCCTGTTAAAAAAATAGGAGGATACCCTTATGAGTACCCTCCGAGTGTTATTGTTGTTTAGAAGTCAGCTGATACTGGTTCGTTATCTTTAGTCGCTGGTTCTAGTATATCAAAGTCTACCTCTGTCTCTGGTACATACTTGATGAGATTAGTTACTTGAACGGCTATTAGTATTGTCTTTGTTCCTGATCTTCCTGATACATTCCAGTCATATTGATAGACTATTACATTACCTTCTGATCCATTACCTATAAGATCCTTGATAGGATTCTTCTCGGCATCGACAACTCGTACTGGAGTCTTCTGACCTTTAGCATTCTTAGCCTTTCTAGTAATGTTAATGGCATAATTACCATCTTCTACTTCTCTAACTTTACCAAATTCACTCATCTCCTTAATTCTGTGCTTAGGAAATCTTAGTTGGATGTCGTATATTTCTGTACCGAATGGTGATACAGGCTTATCTAATTTAGAGTAGTAAAAGTTAACTTCTTTGATAATTGATGTTTTATTTGTAGACATATTAGTTCCTTTCATAGAACATTATTGAGATACCATCATCGGATCGTAGTCTCTCACACTACGATGACACCTCCTTTCAAGGTGTTTCGGCTTTAGTTTAAGAACTGAACAGTTCCATCTTTGAGTACTATATATTTTCTCATAATGATTCTCCTTTCCTTTTATAATTCTATTTCAACAATAGCTTGATCGACATCTTCTGAGTTAAACTCGATATCAATAAGCTCTTGTCTCCCTTTAGTAATCAGATAACCGATATAGTATGTTTGATATTTCTCTTCAACTTCAGAAACGTACAAACCATGTGTACATGCATCTTCTGCTATTTCTTTTAGATCCATATCTTTCTCTCCTCTGCTGTTTGTTTACCTAAAAGGTCATCTTCGTAGGCTTGTTCTACCAATGCTCTTTCTTGGAGTTCGACTTGAGCATAGTGGATGAGTGTCTCTAAGTCTTTGCTGTTGACCTTAGCAAAGGCTTCGAGCTTCTCTTCTTCGTTTAGTGAGTTTAAAGTCTTCACATCGACTACAGTTGTTATTTTCATAACAGTCCTTTCTGTTAAACGAGGGACAATTCCCTCTGGAGAGACTCGTCAAGGGGGAGGAAACAAGCCTCTTCAGAGAGAGTGGTACATTATACCACAAACTCTTCTTCATCTCTTTGTCGTCTTAACTCTAACAACGGATCTGTAGCATCTTCTACGTAGTGCCTAGAAGCCGAGTCAAGTTGACAAAGATAAGGATCTTCACCATTGATCTTAGGCACGATAGTATAACCTTCTGGACAATTAAGCTTAGCTCGCATAAACTCAATCTCAAGCTTCTTTATCTTAGCATCCAACAGATTATCATTTTGTTTCTTCTGAAGACTCTCGCAGTCAGCTACAGCCATATCATCAAATTCCTCTTCAGACATAGACTCAAACTTCCTACGAGCAGCAACTATCTTATTCTCCATAGCAGCACAGAACCATGTTCTACCATCAAAGCCATACTTAACACCAGTAGTGATAAGCATATCTTCAGACTTAGCCTTGCGAAGAAACGCAACAAGATCTTTGACAAGAGAAGGATCAGCCCACTCAGTACGACAGACAAGCGGAACATTAGCCTCATCAAGCCACATCAGTATAGAGCGTTTAGAATTATCCCAGCCGAGAGAACGAATACGACCAGAAACACCGTGAAGAAAAGAAACATCTTTAAATAAAGTAACCATAATAACACCTCAAGTTAGAAAAGACGTTGAACCGCAACGCCACGGTAACGACCAAGACCGACTAAGCACGCCAGCCACGGAAGAAACACACAACAAAGTCACGAGCCGAAGCAGACCACGCAACACGAAACCAATGCCAAGACGAAGACTGGACAAGCAGACAGTCAACGAGATCAGACCACAAGCCCAAACGCTGACGGAACGACAGACCGACAACCGACACAGGACCAAACGGAAAGCAAACAGACACACGGCAAGACGGAGACCACTCACCAGCACACACCCAACCACTAGACGGAAGAGAACCCAACCGACCAGCAACACGACAGGCAAGAGCAAGCGGAGACAGAAGAACCGAGAGGAATCGACGAGAAGGAAAACGAAGAAAAGAAAACATAGCAAAACTCCAAAGAAAAGAGGAAAAGAAAAGCCGAAGCACAAGGCAACAGCCACGAACCACAAAGAAGCCACGGAGGCAACTAGGGGGGAGCGAAGACCCAGAAACAGGTACAACACACCTTCACATCTTTTTTATTTATAAACAAAGACTAAACACCACCTTATAGGAAAATCTCTAAAGAGGACAAGGGGGATGCCAAATTGGATAACAAAAGAAAGCTAGAATTAGCAAAAGAATTATTTAAGCGAAAAAAGAAAGAGCAATATAAGTCAGACTTTGAACTATTCGCCAAAGAACAAATACGAATCATAACTAAAAACGCCTCACAAGGCTTTGTACCATTCATTTTTAACACAGCTCAAGTTGAGATAAACAAACAACTAGAGGCTCAACTAGCAAAGACAGGAAAAGTCAGAGCTATTGTCCTCAAAGCTCGTCAGCAAGGAATAAGTACATACTGTGCAGCGAGAGTATTCTGGAAGACATACTTCACTCCCTATACTCGATCTGTCGTTATGGCACATGACAGTGCCACTTCAGATGCACTCTTTAATATGAGTCGAAATATCATAGATAATATGGAAGAACCACCAACACTACAAAAAAGTAACGCAAAGGAGATCTTATTTGAACATAATAAAAGCGGTTACAGACTATACACTGCTGGTGCTAAAGAGGCTGGGAGAGGAACTACTCCGACAATCGCACATTTATCTGAGGTCGCCTTTTGGCAGTTCGATGAACAGATATTGGCTGGACTCTTCCAAGGAATTAGTCAGGAAAACGAGACGGAAGTTATACTAGAGAGCACAGCTAACGGAGCTAGTGGAGAATTCTTTAGATTATTCCAAGGGGCGATAAACGGTGACAACGAATACGTACCTATTTTCTTACCTTGGTATATAACTCCAGAATATCGTAGGGAAGCTCCTGAAGGATTTGAGTTAACAGAGGAAGAAGAAGAGCTTGTTGAGAACTATTCACTAGATAATGACCAACTATACTGGAGAAGGCTAAAAATAGGTGAGAGTGGGGAGAAAAAGTTTATACAAGAGTACCCAGCTAGTGCCGAAGAAGCCTTTTTAGTCACTGGTAATAGTGTTTTTGACCAAGAAATAGTACAAATGTATGAGGTTAAAGCACCAGATTACACCAGAGCCTTTGATTATGAGAGCAGTTACTTCGAAGATAACCGAAATGGTCACCTTGAAATGTGGAAAGCTCCAAAGTTTGAAGATAGGTTCATAATAGGAGCAGATGTCTCTCTAGGGGTGGGTCAAGACTACAGTACAGCAGTGATACTTAATAAAGAGAGGGAAGTTTGTGCATTATTCAGAGATAATTACATTGATCCTTCTGTATTTGGTGATATACTGTTCTACTTGGGTCGCTATTTTAACAACGCACTATTAGCTGTAGAGAGTAATAGCTTGGGTATAGCCACATTAAATAGATTAAAACAAATGAACTATGTCAATCTATACTATCAAACTAAAGCAGCCACACTTCTCAATGATGAAGGTAGTAAACCTGGATTTAGAACAACAATATCGACTAAACCAATGATTATAGGTAACCTTAAGAGAGCTATTGAAGAACACGATATAGAAATACACAGTGATATTATTGTCTCAGAACTTCGTACATATGTGTCGGCTGAGAATGGGAGTACAAATGCTCTTGCAGGAAACTATGATGACACTGTTATGGCTTTGGCTATTGCATTTGAGGCATATAGAACACATCAACACAGATTAACTAATGATCTTGTATCTTGGAAAGATAAGATCGGAACTATACAGGAGGATACAACGACATGGCTGTAAAACCCAGTGAAAAGTCTCTATCTAATCTAGAAAAAATACAGTCCTCAGAGATGGCTAATGAATATCGATTGAGAGGATTAGAGACTCGTAGAAAAAATAAAGAACAAAGAGAACTTGCAAAGAACACTATAATGGCTATGAAGTCTATGGGTGACGATGCACCAAATGCTATAGAAGCACTTAACTATGTTTTAGTAAGAGCTATGGAAGATGATGATTCAGAGCAAATAGTAAAAGTAGCTAGCATACTTGCTGAATATCAAGCACCAAAACTTTCTAGACAAGATGTCACACAGACTAATATAGATGCAGGTGATCTCAGTGATGAAGAATTACAGGCTGAGTTAGATAAACTCGGATCTGTTCACTAAGGAAGGGTGCGTTAGTACCCAACCCACTTATCTACCATTGTCCTCACTTTGTCTGGGCTGCAAAGGGTAGGAAAAGCCCATTACTACGGAGAATATTATGGATAGACCATCAGGACCATTAGGTAAAAAACCAAATATAAATGCTTATTCCGATATGCTTAAAGAAATGAAGAAAAAGTACCAGCCAAAGGCTTATGCAAAAAGTGAAGCAGTTAAAAAATCAAGAGAAGACTATAGAAATTCGCCTGAAGCTGCAGAGAAATTTAAGGATATGGCTTCATACACACCTTTGTTTCCTTTAGTAACAGGAAAAAATATGTATGATGCTTATCAAAAAGGTGACACTGATGAGATGATAGCAGAAGGTTTGGCTGGTACAGTTGTTGGATTAGGCTCAATGGTCTTACCACCACTAGTTATGAAAGGAATAAAAGGTGGATATAAAGGTTTAAAAAATCTTTTTAAAGGACCACTGTCCCCTCAGTATAACTCTAAAGGTACACTTATAACAGCTACTAAAGGTATTATAAAAAAAGGTTTATCAAAATTTTTTGATCATCCTATGAATGAAACTATAAGAAAAAATAAACCAGAATTTAAAGATTTAGATATATACTATACAGGACAAAAACCAGCTGTAGCAAAACAAATGCAAGAAGGCAAAACTAAAGGAGATGTATATTTTTCAGATAACCCAGAAGTAGCTAAAGTATATGCTGGACCAGATGGTGTTGTTATGGGTTTTGGTGCTCAAACACCTATTGGTGGAAAAAGAAGTATTATAGATAAAAATATGGGATATGCTGGAGGTCAAACTCAATATATATTAAGCCCAGAAGAGGCAATAGAATTCATGAAAAATCCTAAAGCTGGACCAATGCCATTTAGTATATTTTCAAATCCACAGTTAACTAGGAGATAAAGATGAACACACCATGCATAGGTCTTTGTCGGTTAGACGAAAAAGGAATATGTCTAGGTTGTTTTAGAACTATAAAAGAGATAAAAGAAGCTTATGAAAAAACTACAGAAAGGAAGTAAGTATGAAGAATACGATGAGGATGGCGATGGTATTGTGAGTGATGAAGAATTATCTCATGTTAAGACTATTAAAGAAACAGAAACAGCTTTAAGAAAACAACTGGCACAACTGCGTATGGCAAGATCAACTTTGATAGCCATGGGTGCATTTACTGCAGCTATGTTTTTTATACCACTAGAAAGAGTAGAAGCACTCTCAGATATCAGTAATCTCTTTTACCTTAGTGGAGCTGGTATTGTTGGTGCATACATGGGTACAACCGCTTGGATGAGTAAAAAATAGGAGAGGAACTATGTCAGAAAGAAAAAAAGTAGTTCCTTTAAAGAAAAGTAAAGGAACAATGAAAGGTCAAACAGTAGGCGGTGGACACAAGCTTTCAGTCAAAGAAGGTGCTGGTATGACTGCCAAAGGTGTAGCCAAGTACAGGAGAGATAATCCTGGAAGTAAGCTAAAAACAGCAGTCACAGGTAAAGTAAAACCTGGAAGTAAAGATGCAAAGAGAAGAAAATCATTCTGTGCCAGATCTAAAGGATGGACAGGTGAAAGAGGCAAAGCAGCAAGGAGAAGATGGAAGTGCTAATGGAATGGTGGGAAGCTTGGCTAGTTGTAGCCATAACCATAAATACTTGTATAAACACAATAGTGTTTTTTAGAGGTCGTAAAATACTAAGAGCAGGAGTCTCAAATGAAAACAACAGCAACTAGATACATTCAGAATGTAACACAAAGTAGTCCAGCAAAAAACAAAGTCAAAAGAAAAGCAGAATTATCTAAGCCTGGAAAGTATGAAAAGAAAGTTATGGAAGCCAGTAAACCTATATACACTGGAAGAGGCACGCTATGAGTATGAATTATGGCGGATATAAAGAAGCTGTTGATGATGAACAGCTCATAGTCCAAATCGATGCTGGCATACAAGCTAGTAGTGGCGATTGGCTAAATAGTTCAGATCTTTCTCGTGAGAGATTAAAGAGTACATATGAATACGCTGGTGTGGCAATGGATCACCTTGCACCTCAAGGTGTGAGTACCATAGTTGACACAAGCACAACAGAAGTAATTGAAGCATACACAGCAGTCTTATCAGACTTATTTTTAAGTAACGGTAAGTTAGCTAGGTTTGTCCCCTATGATGACACTCCTGGAGCTTATCAAGCTGCAAAGGATGCTAGTAATGTGGTAAATTACTGCATATTTAAAAAGAATAAAGGATGGGAAATACTTCAAACTTGGATGAAGTCTTCTTTACTTTGGAAAAACGCTATAATAAGATGGGATTACATTGAAGATTACGATTACG